TTAGCAATGATTAGTGCTGGTGCTGATAAGGAGGTAAAAGAGGCTAAAGCCGATTTGAAAAGCTAATGGTGATTGGAAATTTATATTTAGTCTAGCCAAGCAATTACATAAAACTGTAGCTGAGTTATGTGAAACTTTAACTATAGAAGAAATGATAGCGTGGGCTGCTTATGCTGAGATAGAACATGAAGAATATAAAAAACGACAAGAGGAGACACAAAGAGTTAGTGCTTTAAAAGGCAAAAGAAGGTAAGATAGGTTTAATATTTGGTTTTTTATAGCAAGTGGCTAATTACGGAATAAATATTGAACTTAATATAAAAAAGCAACAGAAGTTAAATGAATTAAATAAACAATTAGATGCTACTGGAAATAAAATAGATGGTGCATCAAAGTCAATAAGAAAACTTCTTGGAGATCAAGATGCATTAATTAGAAGTTATAATGATTTAAATAAAGTTTTAAGTGACGCAAATAAACAATTTAATAGAGTTGCATTAGGTACACCACAGGCAAAAGAAGCTGCAAGAAATTTAATAAATGCAAATAATGAGGTAAATAAAGGTTTAGAAGAAAGAGCAAAGTTATTAAAACAAGTATCAACGGAAATGGCTTATCAAGAAAAGATGGCCAAACTTCGTGAAAAAGGTATAAGACCTAGAACTGCATACAGTAGTCCAATTGGCCCGATGCAGATGATGACAGTAAATAATAATCCAAGAATTATGAGAAATATTGCTGCAAGTCAGGCTGCTAGAGGAGGTACTGGTTTTGGAGCATTTAGTGAATCAATTAGAGGTGGTGGAATTTTTCCAACTAAAAAATTAGATGCGGTTACAAAGTCTATAAATAGACACGCAAAAAATATTTCAAGAAATATTGGAACAATAGTAAAGATTCAAACACAACAGGCTTCTGGTGCTTTTACTGCATTGCCTGGTGGTGATTTTGGAATATCAGGAGGTCAAATTGGTCCTCGATTACCAATACAAAACAGATTAGGTTTTGGTAAAAATGCAACTGGTGGACCTTTTGCTATGCAGGGTGGTGCAATGGGTCGACTAAAAGGTGGTGTTGGTAGTGCATTGATTGGTGGAGGTTTCCCTGCTCTATTCGGTGCTGGTGGCTTAAGTTCTGTATTTGGTGCTGTAGCTGGTGGTGCTGGAGGAGCACTTGCACCTGGAGGTGGTTTTGCTGCTTCTATTGCTGCTACTGCAATTGCTGCTCAGATAGAAAAAGCTAGAGAATTTAATAAAGCTATAGAGGATTTAAACAGATCAATAGCTGCAACTGGTGGTCAATCTCGTTTTACCGCAGGACAAGTTAATGAATTTGCAGAATCAATGAGAATGACTAAAGAAGAAGCATTAGAAGCACTTAAAGCATTTGAACAATTTGGTGCTGCTGCTCGTATTTCTTTAATAAAAGTATTTGGTGATGAAGCTACTTTCAATATGCTTGCCAGTTTCAAAGATAGTGCTTCGATATTAGATCAAATGGATGAAATAACAAAAAGTTTAGGTTTTGAACAGGCAGGACTTATATTACAAATTCTTGATACACAAGGAGCAAGAGCAGCAGAAAATAAAATTTTAGAACTAACTGTAAAAAAGAATAAAGAATTAAATATGCAAATTAAAGAAAGGGTAGGAGCAGAAGGTCGTTTAAGAAAAATAAGAAAAGAACAAAGAGCAGAAGATGAGTTAAGAGTTCAACAAGAAATTAATAATGCAAGAACTATTTTAGAATTACAAACAAGAAGATTAGAACAACAAGAAAAATTAGCAATAATGAGAGCACCTATTGATGAAATGGAAAGATTATCAGATGTTCTTTTTCAAGTTGATGCTCTTGGTAAAAGTATTGGAGATAGTTTTTCTGAATCATTTAAGGGAATTGTTAGTGGTTCTATGACAGCACAACAAGCATTAAGAAATCTTTTTCAACGTACAGCAGATCATTTCTTAGATATGGCTGCACAAATGTTAGCTGCACAAATAAGATCAGGTATTTTTGGTATATTCAAAAGTTTTATGGGTCTTGGTCCATTAGGAAATCCTTTATCGAGAGCTACAAATACAAGTGTTGCTGCTACTGGTATTCCTAGTGGTGATCTTTTGTTACCAGGATCTTTTGGAATATCTACTATAGATAGATCAACACCTAATGTTCGAGGATCAGGAATGTTTGGTAGAAGAGCTAGTGGTGGGCCTGTAATGGGAGGTGGTAGTTATTTAGTAGGAGAACGAGGACCAGAATTATTTAGCCCAGGTGTATCTGGAACTATTACACCAAATCATGCCATGGGTGGTACAAATATAGTTGTAAACGTAGATGCTTCTGGTTCTAATGTGCAGGGTGACGAAGATCAAGGTAGAGAACTTGGTCGTCTTATCTCAGTTGCAGTACAATCTGAAATAATACAGCAACAAAGACCAGGAGGATTACTTGCATAATGACTACATTTCCTTCAATAAAACCTACTTATGGACAACAAAAAAGATCAGCACCATTAACTCGTACTGTTCGTTTTGCCGATGGTTATGAACATAGAATTTTATTTGGATTGGCTCAACATCAGAATCCAAAAGTTTTTCAATTTACTTTTAATGTTTCAGAAACAGAATCAGATGAGATAGAAACATTTTTAGATGCTAGAGCAAACGATAGTGATAGCTTTACTTTTACCCCACCTGGAGAAAGTTCATCTTCTGAATTTGTTTGCGAAAATTGGAGTAAATCAATACCATATAACAATAGGGCTACTATTCAAGCAACTTTTAGAGAAGTATTTGAACCTGGATCATAATGTCAGTAAATTCAGCAGTATTTAGTAATTTACAATCTATTAATCCATCAGCAATTATTGAGTTATTTACTCTTCAGTTATCTACTGCATTACATGGTGCTAATACTATTTATAGATTTCATGCTGGAAGCAACTTAAATGCAAATGGAAAAATAGTTTGGGCTACGAATGAATATCTTAGATTCCCTGTCCAAGCATCAGGTTTTGCTTTCCAAAAAGGACAGTTACCTAGACCTAAAATAGCTATCAGTAATGCCACAGGATTAATTTCATCAATACTTCTATCTGTTAATGAAACAACTGCTGGTAATGATCTTACAGGAGCTACTGTTACAAGAATTAGAACATTAGCTAAATTTATTGATGCTGTTAATTTTGCTGACGGAGTAAATGCAACTGCTGATCCCACTGCTGAGTTTCCGCAAGAGGTATATTCAATAGATCGTAAAGCAACAGAAACTAGAGAGATTGTTGAATTTGAACTTGCTGCACCAACAGATCTTGCTGGAGTTCGTATCCCAGGTCGTCAAGCCACTCGTTCAATCTTTCCTTCTATCGGTACGTTTGTTCAATGAGTTGGAAATATAAAGCACTACTTCATGCTAAACGTGAAGACCCAAAAGAATCTTGTGGTTTATTGTTAAATATAAAAGGTAAGGAAAGATATTATCCTTGTCGTAATCTTTCAATGACAGAACATCAATGTTTTATTATTGACCCAGAAGATTATGTAAAAGCAGATAATACAGGAGAGATTGTTGGTGTTGTTCATAGTCACCCCATCACCCCACCAAATCCTAGTCAGGCAGATAAAATTAGTTGTGAAGATAGTAATTTACCGTGGCATATTGTTAATCCTAAAACAGAACAATGGGCATATTTAGAACCCTGTGGATACAAGCCACCTTTATTAGGTCGGCAATGGGTTTGGGGTATAACTGATTGTTGGAGTTTAGTAAGAGATTGGTATAAAGAAGAAAGAAATATTGAACTTAGAGATTGGGAAAGACCTATGACTTTAGAAGAATTTAATAATAAACCTTTGTTTGAAGATTGTGCATGGCGAACTAATTTTAGAGAACTTAGACCTGATGAAAAATTACAAGATGGAGATGTTTTATTGATGAGTATTTTGCATCCAACTTTAAATCATGTAGCATTATTTTTTGAAGGTGATGTTATTCATCATTTGACCGATAGACTATCTTGTAGAGAGCCTTACTCTGAATGGTTGCTAAAATGTACAGGAAAGAGGTATCGCTATGCTTCGTAAATTAAAGTTATATGGA